TAGAGGCGCTGGTATATCTGAAACATTAATGAGAGTGGGACAAGCTTTTGCAGGTAAAGATGCGGATGCTGGTATTGTACGAAGACAGCAAGCGAGGCAACAGGCTGAGCAAGAAGCACAAACCCAAAGAATGTTGGCCTCTATGACTCCAGAGCAAAGACAAATATATAATATGAAAAAAATGGGATTACCAGATTCATACATACAATCACAGTTTTATCCAAAACAAGAAAAGAAAGGGACACAAAGATATACTGTATATGACAGAGAAACTGGCACACCAATAAGATCCATATCTGCTTATGACCAAGAAGCAATCAATGCGGCAGAAAATAATCCAAAAGAATTAATTGGATCTTTCGCTGGATTAAGTGAAGACAAACCTTCAAAGCTTAATAAAAGCGATTTTGTTGTAAATATATTAACCAAAATTACCAGTCATGTTCCAACTGCTGAAAATCCAACATATAAATTAACTCCACAAGATCTACAAGTCTTAGACACTATTTCTAATACAGATCCTATAAAGCAACTAATTAGAAATTTACAAATGGGATATGCAAACACGCCAGTTCCAGAAGCAAACACGCCAGTTCCAGAAGCAAACACGCAACCAGCTGCTGCTATTACTACTCAAGAAGAGTTTGATAAATTGCCTGAAGGTGCAAAATACATTTTTAACGGACAAGAATTTATCAAGGGACAATAATGGCCAAGAATCCATTTGGAGATACCCCTCTTAAGGAAAAAAATCCATTTGGAGATTCTCCTTTAAATCAAACAAGCCCATTCGAACCTAAACAAGAAAAGGTTGGCTTTGGTAAAAATTTATATAGAACTTTTGGTGGAGCTGCAAGGGATGTAGGTGTGGCAACTGCTGAATTGCTTTTACCAAAAGATAGGTTCGGCCCATTAAATGTTGCTAAAGGCATAAGAGAAGGTAAGACATTAGAAGAGATAGCCACAGATGCAAGTGTTTCAGAGCAAGCAGTAAAAAGCGTTCCTACAGTTCCTGAACCTACATATCCAGGTGGTAGTATAGTTAGAGATCTTGCTGGATTTGCAATTCCTTATGTTGGCATATCAAAACGAGCTGGCCCTTTTACTGATTTAACTACAGGTCAAAAAATAGCAAAAGGTGCTGGTATTGGAGGCGTAGCAGAGCAATTTGCTTTTAGCCCTTATGAACAAAGAGTATCTAATTTAATTCAACAATACCCAACTTTACAAAATCCTGTAACTGAATTTCTACAAGCAGATCCAGAAGATAATGAAGCAGTCGCTAGATTTAAAATGGCTGTAGAAGGAGCTGCAATAGGAGTGCCTTTTGATTATTTATTAAGGCAAGTATCTAAGATTAAAATACCTAGCAGGGCAAAAGCAGAGCAACCGTTTGTAGGCCCTAAACCAGATCCATTTATAGGCCCGCGCCCGTTAGCCCAGGCTGATGCGCCCGTGGTTGAGCCTAAAGTAGAGGCTCCTAAAAAAAGACCGCATCCAAATAAAATACCTGAAGTATTGATTAAACCCAAACAACCAAAAAACATGTTAAGAGTTCGGTCTTTATTAAAGGGTGCAATACCTAGAAATGATCCGCAATTTGAAGAGATAGCTAGAGCTATGGGGCATAGCCCAGACTCTCTTCCAAATTATTATATAGCCAAAAAAGCACCAGAAAGAATATCTGGGACTGGAAAAGTAAGTGTTAGATCAGATTATTTAGATACTTTAACAGAAAAATTAAATGAAATGCAGATGGCTCCTTTGGTTGGAAAAAGAGGATTTATAAATGAAAAGGGTGTTAATGATTTTACACAAGCTGATGCTTTAGAAATATTAGAAACGAATCCTCCATTACCTGAATATGCAGAAAGGTTTAATCAATATCAAACAAAATTAAATGAATACGAATCATATATAGGTGCTTTAGAAAGAGCAGGTATAGATCCAAAAAATTTTCGTGGAAAAACAAATGAAGAAGTTGCAGAGGTTATAAATGTAATATCTGAATATGAAGATGTGCTTAAAGTGCCAGTTCCTCCTAGTTTTGGAAGAACAATCGAGGAAATACCTGTTGGTTTTTATGAAAAAGACGCTTTAAGATTAGAGCCAAGGATGCCTTCTAATTTTATTAACAAGGTAAATGAAACTCCACCAGATTTTGCTGGCAATATTAATTTAAACAAAATTGATTCGCCAGATGAAATAAAAAACGCTATAAATGCTATTGCAGAAAATGAAGATGCCTTTATGGAAGCAAGAAGGGGTGTTGTTAAGTTTGGATCGGACGGGGCAGAATTACGAGCTTTAGCAGAAGAGACTGGTTTGACCGCAGATCAATTAATAAGCAGAAAAAAGGGATCTGCATTCAATGCAGAAACCGCTTACGCTGCTCGTCTTATAAACCAAGAGTCCGCAACTGATCTTGTTAAGCTTGCAAAAAAAGCCCAGGGTAACAAAGCAAGTCCAAATGATTTTTATAATTTTGAGAAAGCACTTACCAAACATGTTGCTATACAAGAGCAGTTAGCAGGTATAACAGCAGAGGCTGGAAGAGCGTTGAGGCAGTTTAGAGAAACAGCTAGATCAGAAGAAGCTTTACAAGCAAAAGCTATTGGTGAATATGTGCAAGCAAAAGGCAGAGGCAATATAGAGGAAATGGCTGTGTTGATTAGCAACCTTGACACTCCTGAACAAATTGCAAAATTTAGCAAAGACGCACTTAAACCAAAATTCAGAGATAAATTACAAGAAGCTTGGATCAATGCGCTTCTATCATCCCCATCAACTCATATTGTAAACGTAGTTTCTAATGGTATTGTTGCAGCTACTCGTATGCCTGAGTATGCAGTTGCTTCTTTGCTTGGAGCTGCAAGAAAAGGATCAGATAAAGTATCTTTTACCGAAGTTGGCGGTAGAGTCTATGGTAGCATGTATGGATTTCTTGATGGTATAAGAGCATTTAAAGATGCCTTAATTGATCCAAAATCAGTAGACGATCCATTAACAAAATTAGAACTACAAAGACAAAACTCTATATCTGGAATAAAGGGAGAGATAATAAGACTACCTGGAAGATTCCTAACCGCTGAAGACCAGCTGTTTAAATCTGTTGGTTATAGACAAGAGCTATGGGGGCAAGCTTTAAGAAAAGCAAAAGCTGAAGGTAAGGGAATTAAAAGAGCTTACGAGATCATGGATGATCCAGCCAAAAACTTTCCAGACATACAACTTAAAGCACAAGAAACAGCAAGGTATCAAACATTTACAAACCCACTTGGATCAACTGGACAAAAAGTACAAGGGATTATTAATAATCATCCTTGGACAAGATATATAGCTCCTTTCGTTAGAACTCCAGTCAACATAGTTAAATATGCTGGAGAGAGGACTCCTTTTGGAATTTTTGCTAAGTCTTATAAAGATGCTATAAAAAAAGGCGGAGCTGAAGCTGACTTAGCTAGAGCAAGAGTTGCTCTTGGATCAACCGCAATGGCTAGTGTTGCTATGTTAGCAAATGATGGATTGATAACGGGAAGAGGGCCAGCGGATTATAGAGAAAACAATGTTTTAAGAGAAACAGGGTGGCAACCATATTCAATCAGAGTCGGAGATACATATTATGCTTATAATAGATTTGAACCTGTAGGCATACTATTTGGATTAGCGGCTGACTGGGCGGATATTTATAAATACGCTGACAAATCTTTTACTGAGGAAAATGGCCCAGAGCTTGGAAAGTTAGCCGCAATGTTGGGAGCATCATTCACAGAAAACATTACTAATAAAACATTTTTAACTGGTGTAAGTGATTTTATTAATGTCATTTTTAATCCAGATAGATATGGTGAAGCATCTTTACAAAGATTTGCATCAAGTTTTGTTCCAACCGCTTCTTACTATGTAAGGAAAGCTGAAGATCCAATTATGAGGGATGCACAAACCTTAACAGATCAGTATCTAAACAGAATACCTGGATTGTCTACAGAGCTACCAGCTAAAAGAAATGTGTTTGGTGAAATAAGAACCTTCTCAAAAGGTGCTGCGCCAAAGTGGATGGGCGGTATAGGGGAAACTTTTTCACCAGTCGCCACATCTAAAGTAAAAAATGATGTTGTTTTTGAGGAATTAGCAAAATTAAAAATAGTTCCTGTAAAACCTAAAAGACAAATATATGGTGTTGATATAGATTCAAGACAATACGAGGATATGCTCAAAGAGATGCTATCTCTAAATACCAAAAATGTAATTAAAGGTGTTATTGAAAGCCCTGGCTATGACAACCTTCCACCAATGGTTAAAATTGAGGCTATAAAAAGCATTCTTTCAGATGCTCAAAAAGAAGCCAGAGAAAGAACCTTTTACAAAAATCCAGAACTTTTAGATAAACAAATGCAAGAACTAATGAAGGAGCTGGGGCAAACCCAATAACCGCATGGCGCGCCAATCAGAAAGAGTTGGCCGATCTGGAGAATATTTAGTAGCCTCGGTGCTTTCTACCCTTTCTGATACTGTTACTGTTATGCCACATGGTTCTAAAGCCGACATCATCTTTGAGGTTGGCCAAACTCTTTACAAGTGCCAAGTCAAAACACAAAAGCAAATAGAGAAAGCTAGAAAGAGTTGGAGGTTTGATCTTAGATGTGGATCTCATTCTAAAAATAGGTTTTATAATAAAGGTGATATAGATGTCTATGCTTTGGTTGCGTTAAATTGCCAGAAGGTAATGTTTTTCTTTCCAGATGGTAGGAAGCAAGTATCTGTTGAGGACAAAGATATCCAAGCGATTGACTCGCTAAAAAATGTAGAAAACCTATTTAAAGAGCTTCAATGTCAACAGACACCATAGGATCTTTGTAATGTGTTACAGAGTTCATACCTAAAGATATTAGATACTCAGCCACTTCATGTGGTTGTTTCTGTTCATTCTTACAAAAATCCTTAAACTTTCTAGCAAGATGTTTGTTTACATATATTGGTTTTCTTCCGTTTCTTTCTTTAAGAATTGGATCATCAAACTCATATAAGTTCATAGTTACCTCGTTAATCAAGAGAAACTTCTACTGAATATTTACCGATGTCATTACCCTTATCGTCTACACCATGTACCATTTGTAATTCAAGATCTATAAAGTGTTTAGCTTTTAGTAAGTCAGTCACTCTATCGCTCTTCTCGCCTTTACTTCTGGTTATGTATTTAAGACAACTACCAAGGTTATATGACAAATTGTTAGCGTATATATAATCTATCGGCTGTATTCTGGATTGCTTATAATGCGTTCCAGCTACTTGGTTGTTAGTAGCAAGCCTATCTATTGCTTGATCCCAATCCTTTTCATCGCCTGTGTTCATATGTGCATATACAGTTTTATTCATAAAATTTCTCCACTTTTTTATTTAAATACTACTTGTAAATTAGTAATATTGGTATATTATAAACAAAAATATTAATAAAAGGGAAATTTATGGAAATATTAGAAAAGAATTTTGACATATCAAACACCATAGAAGTTGGCGAACTAGCAAAGCGTTGGGGAGTCAGCAAGAAAACAATTGATAATAGAAGGTATAGAGGTCAAGGCCCTAGCTATTTTAAAATTGGTGGCAAGATTAAATACGATCTTGATGATGTTAAAAGAATGGAAAACGATTCTTATATTTCTGTAAATGGCACACGCTAAGTTAAGTCCGTCATCTGCAAAGATATGGATGGCATGTCCAGGTATGCCACAATTACTTGCAAGTATGGATGTAGAATACAAGGTGGGAATCCCCGCTGCTACTGGTACATTAATTCACGAAATGGTAGAGACACTACTTAAAGGTAGATTAAATAATCTAACCATAGAAGAATACTATCTAGGTACTACACACCATGTAGAAGATTTTGACATCACGGTAGATCAAGAGATGATTGACTGTGCTAATGATTATGTAGAATACATAGACAAAAGAGTACAAGAGTTAGACATTAAAAGACCTTTGATTGAAGAAAAGGTAAACATGCCAGAGATACATACAGATCTTTGGGGTACAGCAGATGCTATTCTTATTGGTAAAGACACCATAGAAATAATAGATTTAAAAACAGGTAAGTGGGCGGTTGAAGCAGACAACCCACAGATGCGTATCTATGCGTTAGGTGCATTAACCAGATACGGTGATGACTGCACAGTTCAAATGACTATCGTACAACCAAGGGGTTGGCACAAAGATGGTCCTATCAGATCATATTCCATATCAGCTATTAACCTAGTTGATTGGGCCTATGAAACTTTAAAGCCAGCAGCAGATGCTTGCTATGAAGAAATACCCACATATAACTATAGTAAAGACGGATGCCGTTGG